AGGCGGTGCAGTGTGAGCGGCCCGGCAAAGCGGGCAAAAAGAAAAAGGCCGGGGCGGCGGCGCGTTGTGCGTCGGTCGTCCCGGCCTTTTCTGCTGCTGTTGTCGCCCCGGTGCAGGGCTGTTTTTGCTGTTTGCCGAAGGGGTCAGATTCTTCACTTAACGGCATATCGCTGCAGTGGTAAGGGTTAACTAGGCTATATGCCGCCCCAGTAACCCCCTATAGTCCCCCTTCTTCCCCGCTTTTCACGGTTTCACGGAATCGCCGCCCGCGGAATCAGCCCCCGGCAAGTCGTCCAGCGTCAACGGCTGGCCCTCTTTTGCCATACGTTCCCGCACGGCCTGTAAAATATATCCCTGTATGCTTTGCCCGGACGCTTTTGCCGCGGCTTTTATTGCATTTGCTTCCGGTGTCAACGGTTTCAGGTTTATTTGCGTGCATTTTGCGTTGTATTTGTCGTTATTCAGTCTTTTTCTTGCTGATACAGCCATAATATTACCCCTGTTTATTTTTATATATAAAATATAGCATTTTCGCCCAACCCTGTACAGTGTCAATTTGCACAAAGCACGGTATAGGGTTTTGTGCAAAACGCAGAAAGCACGGTATAGGGCTTGACAATCAACCCTGTACCGTGCTAGAGTAGTGCCACAGCGGGCGACACGGTACAGGGTTGCAAGCTGAATAAGCCGAAAGGAGAAAAGCCGCATGAATAAGCACTTTTTCGAGCTGCCGAAAGCCGTCAAGCGTGCCGTTTGGGCCGCGCTCATGGCTGAATGGGCAAAGAAAAAAGCCGCCAACCGCACCACCGGTTGACAGCTCGCAAGATGGGATTTGAACAGCTCATCTTGCAATGATTTTACCAGTTTCCGCCGGTAAAGTCAAGCGGACACTTTGCAAGGGCTGCACCGCTCAACAAAGCAACCCATGCCCACCACCCCGCCGGGGTGAATCAAAACCAGAAGGAGCCGACACCATGACAGCATTTGACAAGAAAGTAAACCAGATCGCCGCCCGCCACCGGTGGAACATCGAGAAGCAAGCCCGCGCCGCTGTCCCTTGCTACATCATCGCCGCCCCAACTTATGAGGATGCCGGAAAGATCGTTGCCGTTCTGAACCGCTGCAAGGGCTTGCACCATGAAACATTGACCCCGATTCACTATGAATCGTGGGCGGTCAAGGTGTATGACGCTGGACAGTTGGACGCATGGCGGGAACGAGAGCGGCAAAAATCCGCCCTTGTTGATGCTTTCTATATGGCATTGAAAGCCAACGGCGGCGACCAGAACGCCGCGAAAGCCGCCCAGCGTGAAAAGGCGGTGCAGTGGAACACCGTCGAAGTGTTCAATGAAATTTACGCATGACCCCCGGATACCTTGACGGGCCGCACCACGAAAAGCGACCCGATCCCACGCCCCGACAATAGCCGGGGAAAAGCACGAAAAGCCACACCACGAAACGAAAAGGAGAAACAACCATGAAACGAATTTTGACCGCCGCCGCACTTGCCGCCGCGCTGCTGTCCAGCGCACCCCGCGCCGCTGCTGTCTGCCCCTACACCGTCGGCCCGCTGGGTCGGTACATCGCCCCGGCCATTGTGCAGGGCATGACCGCCACCGACGACGGGAACGCCGTTGAAGTCTGGTGCACCGACGCGCTGGACGGCGACGACTGGTATTTTACCGTGGACAACGAAACCGAATTGAAGATTTACAGCCGTGTAAATCTGGTGATCGATGCCAACGGCACCCCGGACGACTTCACCGACGACCGCGTTATTGATGCCCTGTATTGTCACGATTGCGACGGGATCGACGATTGAACGAAAGGAGCGCACAACATGAAAACCCTTGAAGAAATCCGCAACGAATGCCGCAACGAAAACCACGCCGCCCGCCGCCTGTTGTCCGCCGGGTTCCGGCTTGAGGGGTGGGACATGAACACGGGGCGGCGGATCGTCGCCCGCATCACGAACGAGAACACGAACGACGAACAGCGCACGTTCTACGAGTTTCCCGACTATCAAACCGCCGCCGCTGAACTTCTCGCATGATCCCCGCCGGATACCTTGACGGGCCGCACCGAAAAGCGACCCGATCCCATCCACCCGGCCCCGCCGGGAAGAACCACAACAAAAATTGAAAGGAAGTATTTACCATGACGAACAATCAGATCATCCGCAACGAAGCCGCCCGGCTTGACCCTGCCACCCTGCACGCCATCGCCACCGCGCACCACACCCCGGACGAGATCGCCGCCATTGCCGCCGCTTGCAAAACCACCGACGAGAACGGCAACGAACAGCCCGCCACCGTGGCCGATGTCGAAATCATGCTTGCAGCCGACGAGCTGCACACATTCGACCACTGGAAGAAAGAGGGTAAGAGCGTCAAAAAGGGTGAAAAGCATCTTGTTTGCTGCTACCTCTGGAAGTACACCACGAAGCCCAGCAAAGAGCAGCGAGAAAAAGCAGCGGCAGAGGGCAAGGAAGCGGCCCCCGATCCGCATTACTACCCCACGAAATCGCACCTGTTCAGTTGCTTACAGGTTGAAAGCAGCAAGCCCGCCCCGGCTGGCCGGTTTGGATCGACCGCCGCAATCATCGAGTATAACAAGAAGCTGGCAGCCGAACGGAAAGCAGCGAAAGCCGCCGCCGAAAAGGCAAAGGCCGAAGCCACCGCCCCGATCATCACCGAAGAACACCACGAGTTGCCGGAACTGGTGCACGTCGATCCGCTGCCCACGAAAAAGGCCACGAAGCGCACCGCCGAAAAGGCCCCGGCAAAGAAAACCGAAACGAAACCCACCGGGCCGAACATGAAAGAACTGAAAAACGCTTTCGTCAAGAACTATTCCCGCCTGTACCAGACCGACGACGACCACGAAAGCGGCGAGTTTTGCGACGCCGTGGACAAGTTCGACGAGTTGAGCGCCAACGATCCCCAGTTTGCCGCCACCGTCCAGAAGTTCAATAAATACATGGGCGACCTTATCAGCAGCGACCGCGAAGCCGCCGCGTTTGTAATGGCCCTTGACGATTTGGAAAATGCAAAGATCCCCGAAATGGTTCCCAGTGTGCAGCAGCTTTGTTTTGCATAACACAAAACGGACACCCCAGCAGGGCCGCACCGCTCAAAGCGGCCCCGCCCCACTTCCCACCGGCACCCCGCCGGGGGATCGTCACGAAACACGAAAAACGAAAACAGGAGGCTTGAATTTATGTCTTGCATGATGCTTTCCCCCGCCCACATCGCCACCGTTGCGCACGGTCTGTCGTACCTGCTCAATCAATCCGAAATGTGCCAGCTTTCCGCCGCCGACGAATTGCGCGACGCGCTGGGCGCTTGCAGATACCCGCACGATTTTCTGTATGACGACCGCCGAATCTACCCCGTTCTGTACCGGCACAACGAAGCGGCGTATGAAGGGCGCTATAAGGTCGAGCCGGACGAAACCGACGAAGTGCCAGCCATGCCGGACAATGTGCCGCACCTGCTGCACCGTCTGGACTACAACAAGCATTATTTTCTCGATGCTGATTTCTTCAAATTCCTGAAGCTGCTTGACTGCTACATTTACCAGTGCGAAGAACAGGCCACGGCAGACACGAATTTACAGAAAGCGCTTGTAAAGACTTCAAACCACTTGTACGCATTCGCCGCCCAGCAGAATGCAGCGTACAACGCCGCGCCGTGGTGCATCTGATCCGCGCCGGATACCTTGACGGGCCGCACCGTAAAGCGACCCGATCCCAGCCGAAAGGCACAACACGAAACACGAAAAGGAGCAAACGAATTATGGCAACATACTATCCCATCAACGAAAATCTGGCCCGTGCTTCCCACGATATGCGCAGCATGAGCACCTACCCGGACGGCTACGCAACCAGAGAATACCGTGCCAGCGTGGACAAAGCCGCCGCTCTGGTCGAAGAAAAGAAGCAGAAAGTCAGCCCATACTATCACGAAAAGCTGGACGCGCTGCTTGACAGCTACGCCCGCCGCCTTGCACAGTGGACGGACGACCACAACCGAAACGGTGCAAGCTGCCCCTCTGTGCTGGTGTGCGGTGCTGGCAACTTCCCGGTGCGGAAGAAGCAGAAACAGAACGCCCGCGAGGATTCGCTTTGGCGCGAATATGAAGAAATCGAAGCCATCTTGACGAAAATCAAGGCCGTTGGCACCGGCCCCATTGATCTGGCCGACCCCCACGCCCGCGAACTGCTCACGGATCAGCTGAACAAAGAGCAAGACCTTCTCGAATATTGCAAGGGTGCCAATGCTTATTACCGGAAGCACAAAACCTTGCGCGGCTATTCCAACATGAGCGACGCGGCAGCCGATGCGCTCACCAGCCCGGACGCCTTTTCAATGAGCCTGTACCGCAAGCCCTACGGTGATTTTGAGTTGACCAGTATCCGCGGCAAGATCAAACGGATTCAGACCCGCCTTGACGAACTCAACAAAGCACAGGCCGCCGCTGCATCCGGCCCCGTTGAAGATCAGCACGACGGTTACACCTACCGCGAGAACAACGAAATCATGCGCGTGCAATTCATCTTTCCCGGAAAGCCGGACGATGAAACCCGCGCCATGCTCAAAGAGAACGGTTTCCGGTGGGCACCCAGTCAGGGCGCTTGGCAGCGCCAGCTTACCGCAAACGCCAAATATGCAGCGCACCGCGTCATGGAGTTTCTGGACGGCAACGAAAACGAATAATAAAAGCGGACACCCCAGCAGGGCCGCACCGATTCAAAGCGGCCCCGCCCCATCTTCCCGGCATAAATGTCGGGAACATCACGAAAACGAAAAGGAGCTATGAACCATGACAGCCAAACAGCAAAGCACCGAATCCGGCGGCGGTCTGCGCACCGTCACCCTCACCGCTGACCAGTGGAACACCCTGTATTTCTACCTTCTCACTTCCACGAAGTACCGCAACGGCGAAATTGAAGCGTGGGAAAGGCTGGCCCTTGAAACGAACGAGGACGGTTCCCCAAAGTTCATCCACGCCGCCGACAATGCGCGTTATCTCCGGGATCAGGAAAAGACGCTGCACGAAATCGCACAAAGCATCTGCTGACAACCCGACCCGCCGGGGAAAATAGGAGAATTGACTTCATTTTGTAGTCGGTTGAATGCCGATCCACTGCCCCGCCGGGGTGAATCACGAAAGGACGAAACAAATGTACTACTTCATTTACTGCAAAGGCCCCAACGAAAAGCGCTTCACGCTTTGCAATCCATGGAAAGGCACACGCGGCATGGGCAAAGTATATGCGCCGCGCTTCCTCAAGGATCAAGCCGACTATGCCGTTGCATGGATGGCCGAGCACAACCCCGGCTTTATCTTCCAGCGCCGCCCGGCACGCTGAACATCACCACCACGAAAAGGAGCAACGAACCATGACAACCAACGAACGCTTTCTCTCAGTCCTGCACAGGATCACTTCCTGCCGCCACTTAGCCACCGTCAACATAACGATCTGGAACAGACGCATTGAAGTCCGGCACACCGTTTTCGATGAAATGTACATCCTGCGCAGCTTTCCCCTGCCCAACACCCACAACGAATATTGCGTCTGCATGGCGGCTGCCTGCCGGTGTCTGTCCGACAAGCTGCTTTCGTGGGCAAGCGAGTACGACCACGGCAACGACGTTCTGAACAAGCAGTACGACACTGTGAACAAAGCCTTTCGCAAGCGCTTAGAGGAACAAGAATGACCCGTGCCCCGGTTCCATGCCGGGGCATCTTGTGATATACTTTCACTAACGAAATTGGACTTTTCAAGCACGAAAAGTTCAATTCCAGCAACGAATTTGCAAAAAAGGGGGCATTTTTACGAACGAAGTCGAATTTTTTGCACCTTGGCGTCTGGTTGCCAGTTTTGCCGACGGCACACGCGCCGCGTTCGACGGACTGACCGAGGAACAGGCCCACGCCGCAATGGAAGCTGCCCAGACCGAGCACGGCGACATTGGCTATTGGAACCGTGTCACGGATGTAAACTATGAGGACGGCCAGTATTGCGGCACCCTGCAGGAACCGCCCACGGTTCATGTTGTGGATTTTTCCGGGTATGACGGGCCACTGGACGAAAACGGCTTTCCTGTTGGCCTGCCGAACGAAATCGCCGAGTACATGAAGCAGCACGGCGAACCGCCCACTGTTCCGAAAATCATCATCAAGAAAAACGAACCATAAACGCACGAAATCCCTCGACGGAATTACCCGCCGGGGGATTTCTGTTTTTGACGATTCGCAAGTTTGTTTTTCTGAGCGGTTCGGAGGTTTCGCGGAAGCCCTTCATTCTGCACGCGCATAAATTCGCTTCATTCTCTACCCTATAGTGTCTTTCCGGCACGAATTAAGATCGCTGAAGTTCGATTCTAAGGGCCTGTTTTTGCAGGTTTTCTATCAAAAATCAGGCATAAGCCATTTTACAGCCCCTTTTAATCGCGCGCGTCATACGCGCGTGAGAGCAGTTCTTCGACCATCGGGACTTCATCCAGCATGGAACCCAGAACGACCAGCGCGAACTTTTCCCACCGCTGGGCTGTGATCTCTGTTTTTCTCAGTTCGCGGGCTATGGTTTTCCAGCCTTTTTGTAACGACGGATCACTGTAGACATACCGCCCGCACAGGATCGTTTTGTAACGACTGTTCAGCCGGTCTAATTGTCCCCGGATCGTGGTCTGATCTGCACGGAGAACATCCTTCCGAACACGAAGTTCATTTTCCCGGCGCTGGCACTCCACATCATCAGCCAGCTTCACAGCCAGCGACGCGGTACTATCTCCCGGCGTGCTGCCGTGCGGCATACCGTCCATAGCAATGCCCTTGATGGGATTGTAGCGGTCTCGCAGTTCTGCCAGCTCAATGTTGACATCATCAAGCTGTGCTTCAATCCCGCCAAAGTAGCGCAAAATCATTTTCGTTTCTTCTGCCTGCATTTTGCCCTCCTACGCTCCGTACCGTCAAAATTCTGTCGAGAAGATAGGCCCTGCACCGGGCACACGCGCAACCTCCGTACTGCCGCCGGTCATCTGGGCGACACACCGGCCCAGTTTGGTATACGCCACATACTCCCCGTCTTTTGCCCATTCGAGGAACTGTTCATAGTTTTTTCTGGCTTCTTCCACGGTGCTGTTGATCTGGGCACGATCATAGCCCATAGAATCCAGCGCTTCGATGAAGAACCGGATCACGAGATCACCAGCGGCACGCCGTTCGGCCAGCGCGTCTTTTTCACGCTGTTTGCGCGGGTATTGTCCCGCCGGGAGGACAAACGGCTTATCCAGCATCGGTGCTGTGCGCTCTCTCAGCTTCTCGCGGGCTTTCGGCTGCCCGTAGGCGCTCATTTCAACCGTGTATACCTCTGCCCTGTGGTTCATTTCCGTGCAAAGCCGCTCCTGCTTGTCCCGGTCAAAATCCAACGTGTCATTGGCTGCGATCATGGTGCAGTAGCTCACCACCTCGCCAACGGCCTGCCGATTCAGCGTCAGGTTCTTTCTGGTGTTTACCTTTTCGGCGCACCGGGCAAAGGCATTCTGTGCCATATGCATAGACACTGCCCTTGGGATTCCTCTGCTCATGATGTTTCATCCTTTCCTTTCGGTCTGTTGGGCGCACTTCTTCCATGCTTTGATTTCTGCTGCAGTATCAGGGGTAATGTGTTCCACAAAGCGCCAGCCCCGCGGCTCCGCCACAAGGTCGATGAATATACGGCGGCGGTGGATGTAATCGCGCTGCTGCCGCCGGGTGAATTTGCTTTTCACCTCTACAACCTCAACTGTGCCATCTGCATAAGTCAGCACAAAATCTGGGGTATAGTGCATCGCCGGTAGTTTCACATTGCCGTATTCTTTTTCGGGCAGCATGGTAAACCTGCGGTGCGATTCCACCTTCACGATCTCCCCGCGCTGGACTTTTGGCAGAATCATTCCCATGTAGTAGTCGTACTCGCCCCTGCTGTCAAACTCCCGTCCTGTTTTCTTGGCGGCTGCAGCCACGGCTTCCAGCGTCGGTGCTTTTGCTCTGCATCTGGCCGCAATCTGTGCTTCCGCCTGTGCCCGATACTTTGGTGGCAGGTCAGAAAGTTCCATCCTCATACTCAAGGCCGGTTCCTCCTGTTCTGCTGCATCCCAGTCTCTTTGCGATATAGGCGCACGATCAGGTGCCGGGTGTTGTTGCCGGTGATTATGGGTTCGCAGTAGTGCAGGGTGTATCCGGGGTACATCTTCTCCCAGAATGCACGATCTTCCAGACGGTTCTCGCAAACATCTTTCAACTTGGTGCGGCTCATTTTCCCATCGTTCGGGCGGGGCATTTTCGGCGGTTTCAGCCCGCGGCTCTGCCGCCAATGGCGCTTGCACCTCACATTCTTCATGATGTACTTTGCAAGGCTCGTGATGTAACCATGATCGAAGTGTAGAGGTTCGCAACGGGCCATGCCGCGCCCGCTCCACGCTTCCTCTACCATTTCACGGGTCAGACCGTAAACGCGCTGCATAATGACATGGTGATGGTGCTTTCCCACCCACACCCCGTCAACATACGTCGAGTATTCATGCACGACGATCCACTTCGGGTGCCGAATGCCTTTTTTATCGCACATCCGGTATAGCTTTTTCATGGCGGCGGAAAAATCCTTATCCACACGCTTTGTGTCCGCCGGGTCGGGCCGGTGTTCATCGTCATAGGTGTATGTAACAGAATAATCGCTCTTGTGGAAGTTGCGCTGAACCAACAGCTCTAAATACCGTCCACTTTTTCGCAAATTGTACGCTTCCTTCGCAATGGAGCTTGCCAGCTCTTTTTTCTTGCGGGTGCTGGCCTTGTGCTGCTGTTCCGTGATCTCGAAAAAATCCACCTGCATGGTGTCAGCCGTGGCATAGTCTTTGCCGCAGATAAATTTTTGCTCTCGTACTCTGAATCCCGCGGTCATACTCTCCACGTCCTCCTTTCCGTACACGTCATGGAATTTTCTGAATCTTGAACCACAAACACGAGAAGGGAACGATGCAGAGGAACAACACCGGGCCGCGTTCCCTACGATTCTGCTTCCGGCAAGCCATCAGAACGCTGCCCTCGTTTTCCCTCTGCACTCCCTTTCCCCGCCGGGGGAAAGCTCCTGTTTTTCTCTGATTTCTCAGAATGTCCCTTAGTTTAGCTCCGATATACAAGCCCCTTGCCGCCTCGTCAGGGCGGCAATTTAACGACGGACGCTCTTTATATATAAGGTAAAGGGCTTGTCTTGCTTATTTCAGCAGGGCGAATTTGAACCAATCCGGCAGGTCGGATGCTGCAATAAAATACTTTACCACCAGCACCACGGCAAGAATAATCACCGGTGCCAGCAGGTACAGCCAGCCGATAGCGTAAGCGCCGAACTCACTTTTCTTCTTTTTCATCACTATCTTCCCTTCCTTCCCACACAGGGCAGCTATCTTCCGGGTCTGTGAAATCCGCCCGATGCTCAGAATTTCCATTGAAGCACACCCATGAAAAGTTATCATGCCATGCGCAGGTGAAACACTCTTTTTCCATCACTCACGTTCCTCCCAGTTCCAGCAGGAAGCTTCCCGGCCTGTCACGGGCTGAGAATGATGTTTGTTGAAACACGTCCCGTCCCGCAAATGCCACCTGCAAAATTCACAGCTTTTGTGTAAAGTGACTTTTGCGCCGCACTCTGGGCAGTGCTTAAACGTGTACTCGCAAAGTTCTTTCTCCCCGTCGTCCGGGTCGATTTTGATTTGCTTCCAGTCCTCAACGTGAATGCCGCACTTGTGGCAAATAAATTCGTCGCAGTCTATGTAGTCCCGGTTCTCGTTGTATGTCAGCGGTTGCAGGCTCTCCGGGGCAATGGTCGGTTCGGCATTCAAACTGCCCTCGATCATCTGCACTACACTGGTTTTGATTTTCCCGTGTGTCAGCTCCCCTTTCAGTGCATACTCTATGTTCTTGAGTACCTGCATGAAATGGTTTGCATCAACCAGACGTTTTTCTTTCATTTTCTTTTCCCGCTTTCTTTCTGGGCGTTCGCTTCTTCTTTGGCAAATCCGGTATCGTCACCACAATATCCCTTTGTTTCTCCATTTCCGCCGGGATTGCCTCGACCAGACTTTTGAATTTTTGCAAGGTTTGAACCTCCGTCGCCGCGAAAATGAACTGCGCCAGTTCTTCCGGTGTTCCCTGCTGGACGGAATGACCGTCCGGGTATGTTGTGATCGTCATTTTTCTTCGCCTTTCAGTTTCAGTTCCACTTTCGGCATGGGCTGATCCGAACGGTTCATCGGTTCATAGAAATCGACCCACTGTCCACCCTCCGGGAAGTCGTGCCACGCAAGCGCGTACCGGATCGTCAGCCAGACGGTTTCTGCCCGGTATGCTCCCTTCATGGTCGTGTCGATAGATGCAGGCGGAACGTTCTGCTTCCAAAGTGCGTCCATGCCCTGCCGCATCTGGTTACGAAGCCGCATACACTTGAGAAAATCCGCTTCGTGGTCTTTATGAAACTGCTTTCGTTCTTCGGTCGTGTGGCACCGCTTTTCCATCTTGTCCACATAATCCCAGCAGCAAACCTCATTGGTGAAGTCCTCAAACTGGCCCATGCGGAACCGGAGGTATTCTTCGCACGCCTGCTTCACGGCCTGTGCTGTCTCCCGGCTCATGGTGATGGTCACGGCCTCAACCTCTGCCGGGGTCTTATTTTTTGTTACCATTCTGTCACCTCAACAAATCCTGACAGCCGGGGCACCGTAGCCATCCCGTACCAGAACCCCCTCTTTTTCCGTAAAAAACATTGTCGTCTTGAACGGAAAGTTTGCTCTGTCGATGCCAGCTTCGGCGGCAGCATCGGCCAGCATTTTGCACGGGCCGTAATCACTCCCGATGGAAAAGCCGAAAGCTTGAATGCTTTTCGCGTATTCCTCAATGCTTTTTGCCAATGCCGCCTTGAATGTGTTCAGCTGATCCAGCGTAACGCTCTGTCGCATCGTATCCGCAAGGAAGCACACTGCAACAGAGGTAAAGCTATCGTCTCCGTTGCTATGCGGCTGGTGATCCATCAGCTTTCCAGCCCACCAGCTGACAGCCTTTTCAATATCATCCTTTGCCAAAATCATACCGTTTCCCCGCCTTTCTTTTTCAGAGGTTCAGGCCCCGTTCCATAGTCCGGCACCCAGCCGCCCGGCCAGTCGTGCCGCTGGCTGCGTTCGTATTTCTTGACCATTGCGGCCAGCTGAATAGCTTCCACCGCTGCGTGGATTGCCACATCATAAATGAGATTCAGGTGCTCCCGCTTCATGGGTTCGTTTCTCTTGACATCTCGCCACAGCCGGATTGTCAAGCCAAAGTGGAGCTTCCGCACCTCGTCTATCAGTTCGTCCAGTTCTTCCCGGATCACCGCATACCCTTCATGCGGACTTGCGAACATCCGAAAGCGGCGGTTTGCTGCCGCCAGCTCCTTCTTTGCCAGAGCACGGACATCTTTTGTGATAACGTCCATGGTTATTCCTCCGCCCGGCTCTTGATTTCAGCCAGCAGATCATCCAATGGAACATCGGCGAGGCAAAACCCGGCTTCTCCTTCATCCTCGGTAGAGACCCAGAGTGTAGAGGGAAAGTACAAAGCGGGGCGAACACCACAGGAGTTGTAGCACCAGTTGTAGCTGTTGGAGCCATCGGTGTTGACGTACCAGACGTAGTAGTTATTGAGGGTGTACGGAGAGCAATTCGGCGTACCGTAAGGCGTCGCCAACCACCACGGCGTATCTACCTTCGGGATCAGCCGCCAATACTTTCCATACTGACGCAGGGTCAACAGGCCGATTCTGTATTCAACGGTTCCGTATTCGGTCTGTCCGGTTGTGTCCTGCAGGTCGATCTTGAACGGAATAAAAGTATCCAGCGGCGTACCCTTCTCGGTAAACTCTGCCAGACAGTTACCCAGATACTTCATAACATCGCTCCGGCGCAGATCGTTGGGACACTCCGGGTCGTCGCCGTCACGGAACGGCATTTTCGTCCAAATGTCCTTTGCCAGCACCAGACAACCGTGTTCGTCTGCATCCAGCTTCACAAACTCTTTGCCCAGCGCCTTGAAGATGCCGCCATTTTTCACATTGCCCAAAGTTGTGCTTTTCAAAATCTTGCTCATGGTCGTTTCTCCTTCTTATTACTCCTGCTGCTCGGAATCCTTTTCGGCGTTCAAATCATCGAACGTCTGTTCCGGTTCTTCCTGTTCACCGATGTGAGTTTCTGCCAGCATTGCAACCAGTTCTTGCAGCTTTGCTTCTGCGTAGTCCGGCACCGTATATGCCATAACGGCGGCTCGTACCCTCATGCCGTTCTTCACGACATAATAAACCGTTCCGTCGGTTTGTTTTCTCTGGTAATAGCGGATAAAACCGTTATTCTTAATTTCATCCTCCAGCGGCGCAAGGTGCGACTGACAGATAATGCCGACCATGTGGCGATCCTCGGTCACAAGCGGGATAAGGATTTCTCCACTGCAGTAAATACCGATGCCCAGTTTCTTCACTTCGACTTCATCCTTAATTGTGTCGTCAAGATTGAAACCCTGAAAATCAATTTTGTATGCACAGTCGAAGTCGTTGTAAACCACCTTTTCGATCATGGTATCCTCGCTGATTCCCAGCATAGCGCCCATCTGGTTGCGGTTCAGCGGACGCGGGAAACCGGTAGCGCAGTAAATCGCCGACGCAGTTCCAATGTAGAAATCATCACTCTCGTCGTTATGGAAAACATTGCAGACAAGCTGCCGCTTGACCATCTTTGTCAGCCCTGAAAGTTTCATCTTTTGACCACCTCCACGTCCGGTTTTTCCGTTTCACTAAACCTCGGATAAAAGGTCATTGCGCACATCCGTGCCTCACGGAGTGCTGCATCTGAGCTTTTTGCGTCCAGCTTGTACGGTAGCTGCATCTTGTTTTTCGTGTAGCTGTCAATGCCGAACAGCATGATACTGAACTTTGCCATTTTCTGCTCCTTTCTGCTCATTTTCTTTCGGTGGGCACTTCCGGGCTTGAACCGGGCGGGGCCTATTCCCTATGCTCATATAAAAAGGAGCCGCCGCTCTGGGCGGCTCCAAAAGATCAGTTGATGCCGTTGATAATGGGGATGCTGTTACCATCGCCAACATAGGCAGGCAGTTCACCGTTCCAGCGGGATTCCACGTCGGTGATCTTGTAGTATTCCAGCAGGTTGCTGTTCAGACTGTCGTTCAAGGCGCGGTTTGCTTCCGCCTTTTTCTCTGCAACGTACAACTCTGCGTCCGCTGCAACCTTAGACTTTTCCGCTTCCGCATTGGCTGCGATCAGGTCAGCGTCCGCCGTGGCCTGTGCTTCGACACGGCGCTTGTCGGCGTCAGTCTCGGCTTTTTCCTTTTCCTGCTGGGCCTTGACCTTTGCTTCCACCGCATCGGTAAAGGTATCAGTGAAGTCAAAATTGGTTACGCTGATATACTGCAGGTCGATGTTGTACTGTGCCAGCACTTCCCGCAGTTTCGTGTCCATCTGGGAAGCGACTGCATCCCGGTTAGAAATCAGGCTGCTTGCATCGTAGTGGGCAACTACAGCTTTCACCGTTTCAAGGACACGGGGAGTAATCAGGGTGTCCTCATACTTTTTGCCGACCTCTTTGTAGATGGTCATTGCATTTGCCTGATTGATCCGGTAGCCAACCGCCACACTGGTGGAGACTTCCTGAATGTCAGAACTGAATGCTGACAAGTCCATGCTCATTTCCTGAACACGGTTATCCATCTTCACGATGGACTGCCACGGGGCCTTGAACACCACACCTGCGTCCTTCGTGCCATCCTCGACTTTGCCAAAGGTCGTGACGATGCCGGTATAGCCGGTAGGGACATAGGACACACAGGAAATGCCGATAAAAATGACAGCCACCACCGCCGGGATGATTGCAGTTCTTTTTGCATCATCCGAGAAAATCAGGATAGCCAGCGCGATCAGTACAAACAGTGCGCCGATAATAAAAAGAATCATGTTTCCTCAACTTTCGCTCATGCGTTTATGTACGGGCGAAAGCTGGATTAAATCGGATCGTGGTAAATAGGGACGCCACTTTGATAATCCCATTACAGGAAGCTCACCTGCCCCTCTGGATTCTTATTTTTCGTTTCGCGCGGCTTGTAGTCCTTTTCTTCGTTCAGGACATCAACCGGATTAAATTCAAACTGCTTGCAGCGGTTCGGGCTGACAATTTTCTTTTTATCCCGGATTTCTTTTCTTGCTTCACAGTAAATTAGATTGTCGTCCTGCAGGGACGCCAGTGAACAATATCTGCAATACTGGGTCATTTCACAGCTCCAATGCGTCGATAATCTCCGCTACCATATCATTTAGAAAAGCAGCAAGCCTACGCAGAAGTGACCTTTTGGGCTGGTTGTCGTTCGGCTTGCGGCTGTCGTTCTCAATTTCAATTCCGACAACATAGTTATTGTCTCCGACAACCGTTTGCTGGATTTGAATTGCATTATTTCCTGCCTTTTGAGACTGCTTCACATCCATACTTCGTCCCTCTCGTATTGATCTTTCAGGGCAAAGTAAGTATCGAAAATGAGCTTGTGCCCCGTCCCGGACGTTTCATGCTCGACCACTTCCCTGACGGGTAAAGTCACCCTTTCGCCAAATCGTCCCTTGAAAATTCTCATTTCAAGCGATCCATCCCGGATGTTTCGCATATATTCAAACCCATACCCATCCTTCTGGGCCTCTGCTGCAACTTCTTCCAGCGCTCTTTTTATCTTCACCGCTCACCCTCCAAGCGTCGGATCAGGGCATTCCCATTTGTAGTCCTTAAATTTGATTCTCCGGTTCGTGACAAGTCTGCCCTCCACGATCTCAATTTCCCTGTTGAACTCCAAACCCATTTCATATCCATACACGCGGAAATCCACATTGTACTTTTTGGACATTTCAATGTAGGGCGTTTCATCAACGTTCCATGCTGCTTTCATGCTTACAACAAGGATCGGCTTTTCATCTTCTCTGTAAGAATCCCCGTAGACCCCCTTTTCAACAAAGTTTCTTTTCGTTCCTTCGATATAAGCGTCCTCGATCGTATCCAAACGCATCTCGCGGGCTTTCGGATCATGTTCAAATACGACAGCGTCATCTACAAGTTCATCTTCGTATGAGCCATCTCTAAACCACTTTGTGAAGTAGCAGTGCAGGCATTCTTCCACCCACCGCTTAATATCTTCCGGCTTTCCGCGGATTTTAAGTTTTCCTTTTACCCAGTTCGCCATAGTTTATTCCTCCTTCAAAACCCATACTCTATGATTTCCACAGCCGTTCCACTTCTCGGCATTCTCGTGAGTGTCCACAGCTACATCAAGGTGTTTTCCCTGAATGGCGGCTCCTTTGTCCTGCACAATGCGGATTCCTACGCCCTCAATGTACAGAACCGTTCCATACGGAAAGATGGACGTGTCCGCTGCCACAGTGACGCCTGCCTGTATAGGCTGGCCGCTGGCCGTAATTCCGTGTCCTTCTCCGCAGATATGTTCGTACTGTTCTGTGCAATATGCCGTGCAGAAAAATGTACCTGCCTCTGTCAGCTCGATTTTCCTGTCCGCTGTTTCATCAAGGCGAATTTGCAGAGAATCAATAACTTCTTCGTCCTCTACAGCCCGGTCAAGCCAGTTCTGGGCACGGCTTGCGTAAATATCCCGCTGGGTCTCAAGGTCTGCAATACGGCCTTTCAGTACGCCGACCTTTGCGCTGTTGACGATCTCAGCCGCGAATAACAGCACCAGAATTGCTTTCATTTTCCGTGTCATTTCCAAACCACCTTTTTGTTACTGCAATTGGAAATTCTTCAATTTCAGACGCCCACACTGCTGTACCTGCTCCATATGCCGTCTCCCACACAAGCGGGAAACCGCCAATTCCATCAAACAGGCTTCCCAGTGTTGGCTTATCTTTCAGGTATGGCCGCATCTTCTGGGCAATCCAGAACCACTGCGGAAGGGCAATGCTGTTTCCCAGTGCCTTATAGCGCGGCGTATCTGCCGGTTTATGCTTTTTCCCTTTGGTGTCCGTCCATTCCCCGATGTCTGTCCATCCGTCCGGGTATCCCTGCAGGCGCTCACATTCCGTCTGGGTCAATCTTCGGACGATCCAGCGCACGACACGTTCCGCCACAAGGCATTCCCCACCGTTTCCGATATTTCCCGTTTTCGCTTTCAGTGTTGCACTGCTGTCGCTTTCCTTGTATGTAGAGAAAGTCTGCTCACTATAGGTTTTTCTTTCAGCAACCTGCGGCCCCGCTGTCGTCCCGGTATTCTTGCAACTCAAGGCTGCCGCCTTGCTTCCGGTAACAGCTCCGTTGTACAGATCGACCGCAATAGCCGTATAGTCTGTGACGCGGCTCTCATGATCCCCGGTAATGGTCGGAACTGTCTTACCGTTGCCATTTCCACGAGCGTCAAAGACGATTGGCTGGAAAAGGGTCTGGTCTTGAAGCGTCGAGAGCGTTCCCGTCTTTTCTGTCTGCACCAGTGCGCCTTTCCCGCCTCCTGCACATCCCGAACGGATTTTCAGGGTGTAGGCTGCCTCCCCTGCCACCACTCGATCATGTCCAGCAGGGCAGTTTTGAGTAAATCCGGTAACGCTTTGCCACGTCGGGATGCTCTTGTCAGGATTCCCTGACAGGCCCGTGCGCTCAAAAAGTATCTCTGCGGCACATTGACCTCTAAAATCTGCGACAACTGCGATACGCTTTCTACGCTGGGGCACTCCCCAACGTTCAGCGTTGAGCAACCGCCATGCCAGAGACCAGCCGTTTCCGATGATTGCTCCGGCCTTGCACCATCGCCCCCCCGCAGGTCGAGGAATTGAAACGTCTGGTTGTGCCGCGTGGGCAAGTTTTTCCAGCACGGTTCTGAAATCTTCTCCGCCGTTTGAGCTGAAAGCTCCGGGAACATTTTCCCAGATAGCGAAAGCTGGATACATTCCATTTGTGGCAACCCTCATTTCTACAATAACTCTTATGGCTTCTGTGAACAGACCGGAATTTTTCCCCTCAAGGCCAGCTCTCAAGCCTGCCATGGACAAATCCTGACAAGGCGAACCAAACGTGATGCAGTCCACGGGTTCAATCTGGTCTCCATGGATTTTAGTAATGTCGCCCAAATGAATCATTCTTCTGCCTCTTTAGATTTAATTGCCATCCACCACAGTGCGGCATGAAGCGCGAAGCCCGGACAAGCCTGAACCGTTACCTGACTTGCCACAACCTTAATCGCTTCTTCGATTTCTTCTTGTTTCGGCATTGTCGCGTGAAGGAATCTCGCCTGTGCAATTTTCTCCAAAATCCTTATTGCATCGACGTAAAGCACTCTTTTTACCTCCTATTGATTTTTTCATAGTTCTTGCACGGGTGGCCGGAATCGAACCGGCTTGCCTACCGATGGGGGATCAGGACGGCGGACAACTTCCTTGCTGCACCCGCATATCAGAACCCACCGCGCAAGAGAGCAGCGCGGCGGGCCGGTCTTGGTCAAGCAGACCTTCCACCTTTGGCTTGGGTGGATCGGACAAGGCATTTCTTCGCTCATGCGGCGTGCACGCCCAAATCGGTTTCCGCACCGTCATGCGGGCGTAGCTTGGCAGAAAGGCAGCGTGGTCTTGCACCAGCTTACACGGGAGAAACGCCGCCATACGGCACCCTCTGCCCCTGTCGGTGCGTCAAATTATGGACAAACGCACCGGCTTCCATGAATACCTGCTGCAAAGCGGCGCGGACGGGGTGTGGCCCCGCTGGCGGTTTCCCCCTGCGTCGTTTCAAGGTTCAGCCCCGCGCCATATAAAAGCCGCCGCGCTGACGCGGTGCGTGGCGGCTCATTCATACCTTAGATGTTTTTGTATCAGCAGCACCCTTGGTTTTTTCGTAACGTTCACAGTTCGTATCATAGCCACTGCACGGTGCACAACGTTTGTGGGTGATCTCGAACGTGTGCCTGCACTGTTCATTTTTGTGCAGGTCTTTTTCGGTGGGACTTCTGTTATGTACCTTCATTTACAGCCTCAGAAAGGAACTTCATCGTAGTGTGTAGCGATCATATCCGCGAAGTGCAGACACAGGGCTTCCGGGTAGCGGTCATAAACAGCACTGAGCGTATCCCAGTCCTGCGACCCGCTGTATGCTCCCATGTGCCAGCGAATCGCCACGATCTCCCGCGCCGTCAGCTTGATGTACTGCTGTGCCATGATGACGCTTCCTTCTCCATGGCCCACCAGACCGGCGTCAAAGTATTCGTACTCACCTTTGCCTTTATCGCGGTACTTGCCCACCTTGCAATAGTCGTGCAGAAGCGCTGCCGCAAGAACTTCATTCCGGTGACATTTCTTGAAAGCGTGATTCGTTCTGCACAGTTCCATTGCCGCCTCTGCCACACAAACCGAGTGCTCACACAGACCGCCGGGATGGTTGGAATGGTGCTTAATGCTTGCAGGCTTTTCAAAGAACCCCAAAGCCACCATCTGCTGCCAAAGGTTTTCCGCTCCCGGACGATCAGCAAGGCCGCTCTCCGCCCAGAGAACCTCAAACTTTTCTTTCGGCTTCATGTCCTCATACAGTTTTTCGTTATCCATAGTTCGGCTCCTTCTGTTTCAAAAATTCTGCCCGGCCCTCCGGGTATCTTGTCGGTCTGTCGAAAATCTCCGGGTGCTTTTCGAGCATATCCAAAAGCATTTCCCGCATGGACGCCGCCACAAAGGGCGTAAATTCACTGTTCACGCTCCCCCGCCTTTCTGCTTGTATTTCTGGCAGCGGGTTTTGTTTTCGTTCCTCCCGCCATTGGAACCGCCTTGTGTCAGTTCTCCGACTCAAAGAACATTGCCACAAAGGCTTTCAGCTGGTTGACTGCAGCTTCTTTTTCGGCTTCCGTCTTGGCCGTCTTTTCAGCCCAGCAGTCCTTGACCATTTCATTGATAATCTCAAACATACTGTCTTTCAGACCTGCCAGATTTTCCTCGTCGTCTGCTACTGCCATGAGGACACGGGCCACAATAAGCTCTGCCGCCGTCATCATGCCAACCTAACCGCCGTGAATGCTGACTTCCAGACCGTCAGCCGTTCCCACGGCTGTGATTTTTACATTGCAGTTCATATTCCGACCTCCAAACTCAGCCGTTCGACAACTTGTCGGCCAGCGCCATAATGAAGTCCTTGAAGCCCGGCTCTGTCTCTGCAAACTGCCGGGCCATGCGGAACCCCACCGTTTCGCCAACGGGAGGCTTTTCCTTCTTCTCTGCCGGAGCCGCCTTTCCCTGCGCTTCCAAATCGTTCTGCACCGCATCAGGAATTTTGTCCTGAATCTTCTTGATAACGTACGGACGAAGCGGTTCGGGAACTTCTGCTACAACGCTGCCCACGATCTGGATCGTCAAATCCAGCAGATCAAGCCCGTTTCCATTGAACTCGACCGACGCACCGCTGCCCTTGACCTCTCCGTGAATAAATGCGTATGCCATACTCTTTGTCCTTTCTGCTTGCAGGTAAATTTTCGGATATGTGGGTGCGCCCCGGAGTTGACACCGGGCGGCGGGGCTTGACGCTCCCCGCCTGCACTGGCCGCACCATATAAAGGCGGTGTCGGACATACCGCCTGCCCATGCGGGCCGCTCTGGCGTGTTCTTTCAGCCCTTGCCAGATAAGGCTTCATCTCGCCGACGCCGCCGTTCTTCGCACTGACGGCGGATGATCTCTTTTCCCTTGCGAATACGCTCGGTTTCTTCAAATCTCCACCTGCCGTAGGACAGCCCCGCGGCGTCGGCCTGCCGGACATCCAGCATCAGCTTGTCCGGCTTCATCTTTTCGGCCATTTGCTCATACCCTCGTGCTCCTTGTTGTGCTTGTACTCCCCGCCGTGCTATAATTTGAACATATAAAATGGGGAGGGGGTGAATTTATGAAATACTACTTTGTCGATCTTCGCGCACTACCCATATCTGAACGTATAGCAGCTTGTAAGAAAATGGAACAGTACGCATGGGAAGTCTTTGAAAAGGTTGGAACATCCGGCCTTGAATCCGCAGAGGTTTGCTGGACATCGCCAGAGGACTTTGAATCTTCTCCTTGTTTTCCTCAAGGATGCAAATGCACGCTTCTGGGGAACTGATCTTACGTCTTTGTGGCGGCGTGTGTAATAAGCAACGCCGCCGGAAAGTCCGGGTCGTAGTTGAACTCGATCCGGGCTTTTGCTTTATGGTCAACAAACCTCATGAATGCCCCGATGTCCCCCAACTTCTGAAACGCTTCTTCCTTGCGCCATACACCGATCCCGACGCCGTTGCAATGAACTTCTTCCGGCTTGTAGCCGTAATGTTTCAGAACTTCGTCCGGGTCGATTTCATCAAACGTCTTTTTGTTCAGCGCTTCTTCAATGTGTTCAGGTCTCAGCGTCATGCGCTCCGCCCTCCTGCTTGTTGTCTCTCCCCTCCCCGCCGTGCTATAATCAGTCGGAAAGGAGGCGTTATAAATATGTGGGTCTACCATTCTTCTATCGGCCCGTTGTATATCGTCCCAACCGGTGACGGCCTGTTCGGATTTCTGTACAACGGCATTATCTGGGAAGCCTGCCCCACTCCACAGATTGAAGCAGACAATGTATACTGCCGTGCCACCGGCTGCCCCGATGCTTCAAATCTGGAAGAACTCCCTCACGATTTATCGGAGTGGACATACATTTCCAAATAAGTTCCTCTCGCCCGGTTCAATGCTTCTTCGGCATCGTCCGGGCGAACTTTGTTTTTGTGGAACAGCCGCACGATGATCTGCGCCAGTTCTTCGCGTACCTTTTCCCTATACTCCGGTGAAGCCTCTGCCGCTGCCGGGTCATACAAGCGCGGGTACGCTTCCATAAAGGCTTCGCTGTCCAGCAGTTCTTCCATGATCCGCAGGATCAGGCGACGTTTCAGCTCCGGCGTTTTGTTCAGCGCTTCTACAATGTGTTCAGGTTTCAGCGTCATGCGCTTCGCCCTCCTGCTTTTCGGGTTCGTCGCTGCGTGCAAAGAGCTTTTCAATGCTTTCCTCTGCACCCAAAGCCGCCTTGACCTTGATAGCCATTTCCACGCTCATGTCTGAGCCGCCATTCAGTTTGTAGTACATCGTACTGCGGGAAGTCCCGACTTCTTCCGCCAGTTCTTCTACCGTTTTGCCACTGATACGCAGATACTTTTCAGCCAGCGGATATACCATTGCGCCATCCTCCAATCCTAAGTTTCGTATTTGCGACCACTATAGCACTAGAATTAGTATTTGTCAACCGTTTCAATACTATTTTTAGAAAATTCTTTTTATTTTTCGGATGTTCGGCATTGATTTTTCCTAATTCTAGGACTACAATATAAATAAAGAAGGGAGCCTACACTATGACCAGAGAAGAACTTTTGAAATCCTACATCCTGAAACAATATAGGACTGTAAAAGATTTCTCCGTTGCAATCGGATTGCCTTATACAACCATTGACGGTATCCTTCGCCGTGGTGTAATGAATACTCGCGTCGAAAATATGATCCGCGTATGTCAGTTTCTCGGAATCTCACTGGATGCTCTTGTTGCCGGGCGCATTGAGCCGTATTCTGACAGGCCGTCTTTCTCCATCGACGATGTATCCGCGCTGGAAAAATATCACAACCTTCCTGCGTCCGATAAAGAAACCGTGGACTTCGTTTTGAACCGTCATGCTCAACGCGCAGAAAGCGCAGAAACTACCAAAGTGTAAGCGAATAGAATCCATGATGTTCCCTTGTCAAGCAAGGGAACATCCCGCGTGCTATCCTCTCCTTCCGATAGTTAGGATAGCACGCGGGCGCTCATTACTTTTTTGAAGCATTTTCTGAAAGTCCCTCAGTTTATTCTGTTTTGCTTCATTTATTCTTTATTTTCGTAAAATTTGCAAAAAGAAAAAGCCCGCCGGGCCGAAGCCTGACGGGCTATAAATGAAACTGTATTTATATGATCCTGCAGTGATTTATGATTTTTCGTCTCACGCCTTGCGCTTTCGTCTAATCCGCAGGCCAATGAGACGATTACCTGAAAGGACACTCAAGGTATGGCAAAAAGAAAATTCAACAAGGGCGGCGAAGTGCGGCTGGTCGCCTATTACAGATACAGCGGCGGCAGCGGGCAGACCGAGCAGTCCATTGAGGGCCAGCGCCGGGACTGCGAGACCTACGCCCGCCTGCACAACATGACCATTCAGAAAGAATATGTGGATCGCCACATCAGCGGCAAGACCGATGATCGTGCAGCGTTCCAGCAAATGATTACTGACAGCGACAAGGGCGCATTCGATATGGTGATTTGCTGGAAAACAGACCGCTTCGCCCGGAACCGCTATGATTCTGCCGTGTACAAGAAACGCCTGCGTGACAACGGCGTTGAGATCGTTTATGCCGCAGAATCCAATATCGCCGGTGCGGAAGGTATCATCATTGAGGGCGTGATGGAAGCGCTGGCCGAATACTACTCTGCCGAGCTGGCCGAGAAGATGCGCCGCGGCATGAGAGAAAGTGCCCTCAAGGGGCAGGCCATCAGCCGATGCCGTGCCCTTGGCCTGAAAACGGACGAACACAAACGGTTTGTCATTGATGAAAAGACCGCTCCCACCGTCCGCTTCATCTTTGAGCATTACGCCGCCGGGGAATCCGCCACCTCTATTGTAGATAAGCTCAACGCCAAAGGTCTGCGTACCAGTCAGGGCAACCCCTTCAACAAGAGCAGCATTCCCCGGATCATCCAGAACGAAGCCTATCGCGGCGTGTACGTCAGCAAATCGTATGATGTGCGCATTGAAGGGGCCATTCCGGCCATTATCGACGACGAACTTTGGGAGAGGGCACAAACCATGTTGAAACTGAACCGTCAGCTCAAGGCAAAGAATGAACCGAAAGCGGACTATATCCTGTCCGGCAAGCTCTACTGCTCCTGCGGTTCCCTCATGCGCGGCATGAGCGGCCACAGCGCCACCGGCGAGGTCTACCGCTACTACACCTGTCCCAACAAGAACTGCCACCTGCGGAACATCCCGAAGGACGATCTGGAAGGAAAGGTCATGCAGTCCATCTCGGATCACCTCTTGCAGCCGGAAGCCATGGAAGCGCTGGCCGAAGCTATGGTCGAGGTGCAAAAGGCTGATGCGGAAAAACCAAACGCCGAGCGCGTAGCCATCGAACAGAGCCTTGCCGATGTCCGCCGCCGTAGTAAGAACATTCTGGACGCCATCGAAAACGGCACCGCCAATGCGCAGCTGTGCGCCCGTCTGGATGATCTGACCGAACAGGAGCGCACCTTGAGCTTCCAGCTTTCTTCTCTGGAAAAGGAGAAGCCTGTTGTGTTCACAAAAGAACAGTACCTTTTCCTGCTGGAACAGTTCTTGGCGGAGCCGTCCGAGCGCACGCCGGAGTATGGCCGCCGTCTTGTTAACACTTTCGTAACAAGCATGGTAGTTAGTGACCGTGAACTGGTTATCAATTTTAATGTTTCGGACGAAACTGTTAACAAAAATAAAAAAGCATCCCAGACAAACTTACAAAAAGAAAGTTCGTCTGGGATGCATCTGGTCCGAGTGGCGAGAATCGAACTCACGGCCTCTTGAACCCCATTGTGCTTCTCGCAAAAACACAATGGACACTCCGATACCACTTGTACGCAGTATCATCAAATTTCAAACTTATTTTA